TTGGCGAGTCTCGCCACCTGCCCCACTTTCTCGACGTGCCCCAGTACTACAACACCCAGTTTGGCTACCAGCAGGGGGCGGGCACGTGCAACGTCGCCGCCGTCTCCTACTGTCTGGACACCACCAAGCTGCAGCCGACCGGCACCCTCAACTTCTCCCGCGTGGACACCTACCGTCTGGTCGTTCCCACGGGTCTGGCGAACGGGCTCAAGGGTCTGACGAACACCGCCGTGAGCAGCCCCTTCCTTTACGCGGTCAATTACAACATCCTGAAAATCCAGAAGGGGATGGCCAGCGTGTTGTACTCCAGTTAGTTAAAAATTTCTAACCTAAATGTAATGCAGTTGTGGCCGTGGGTATTACTCCTCGGCCTCGTGTTTTTGATTAGCTACGAGCCGGGTACGCGTAACCTTGCGAATTATTTTGACCAGGAGATAGTAGAGACGGATCATGGATCCGCAACTGTTGGAGAGGCACAAAAGCATAGCAGTTCCAGTGACAAGGGACGTTGAAGGAGGACCTCTCAAGTTTCTACTCGTTCATGATCGAAGGTACAAGGAATGGACATTTGTCACGGGCGGGTGCCGCCGTCGAGAGATTTTCAACCCTCTTCGCTGTGCAATTCGCGAGCTCGAAGAGGAGACTCGGGGGATCATAAATCTGAAAAAGGGGGTCTACTCCTATTTCAGTTTTTCCTTCAAGGATCACGAGGGTGTCAACAACGTCTACCACGTATACGTTTTTGAAATGCCCGAGTTGACTCCGACCGCCCAGAACCACGTCGTACGTAGGTTCAACGAAGAACGCACAAAGATGGAGGGACGTCAAGTTCCTTTTCGTAAAAATTATGATGAAAATGATTCTTGCGAGTTTGATACACTCGAAGGAATCACGAAACGTCGGGACCTCTGGGAAATGATACGCACGCACGTACTCAAGAATCCCGCATTCCACCGGGTCCTCACATCGCCCGAGAAGCAGCAGTTCCTTCTGCGGTCATGAGCTTCTTTTAAAAACTTTTTCAAAATTAAATGACGCAGCCAAAGCTGGTCATTGCCAAGCGCCTCGCCGAGCTCCGTCAGGATGGCTCAGACCCCGAGGTGCTTGCCAAGTCCATGTCCATTCAGAAAATTCATCATGAAATTGAAAAGATTCGCGAGGCGGAGCCGGAGCCGGAGCCGGAGCCGGAGCCGGAGTTTAAGCCCCTCATTCACTCACTCTTTGAGACTTTCTTTGGGTCTAATAGAGACTAGAGCCTCTTTTTGAATAATGCGCATCAAAAAGTGGCGCTCCAAGGCGCCTCAGGCTCCTACCCATGTCCTCATGGACGGTGGTCAACTTCACGTCCCCGACGAAGACCTGGACTCCTTTTGGGGGTCCTACCTCGCAGACCTCGCAGACGGGAAGAAACTTTACGTCGTTGAACAAAAGACTGAACGTTTTAAATTTTTTGTTGATGTCGATTTCAAATCTGAACGCCAACTCACGGATGAGGATGCCCTCGTGCTTTGTCGTAAAATTCACGAATCGGTCGGGTCCGGACGATGTCTCGTCGCTCGTGCACCAGTCAGGATGGTTGACGGTCTGTTCAAGTCGGGGATGCACTTGCACTGGCCGGAACTCATCGTCACAAAGACCCAGGCGTTGAGTCTCAGGACTCGTATTCTCATGTGTCTCCCAGAGGGTGATCATTGGGCCCAGGTCATAGATTCTTCAGTCTATGGCGGCTCTGGACTCCGGTGTCTCTGGTCGCACAAGAAACCCGAGGGCGACCCGTACGTTCCGTGGGTCTCCGTGCCTGACGGCTCGCTCTTGTCGCCAGAACCAACTCGAGACGCTCTCAAACTCTTCGCCGTTCGAGCAATCGGAGCCGTCACGTCACCAGGAAGGGCGGCCAGTGAACCGACCGGCAGGGAATCTCAGGTTGAGTCGTTCATCAGGGCGAATCTCGTCGGTCAGGAGAATGCCCGAGTCAAGGCGATCCGCAAGACGAAAAAGGGTGAAGGCAAGGGTATGTGCGTAGAGACGGACTCGCGCTACTGTGAAAACGTCGGACACGAACACAAGTCGAATCACGTGTGGTTCTGGATGCTTGGCGGTAAAATACGGCAGATGTGTCTAGACGAAGAGTGCACTGGGTTCAAGGGCCGAGAACATAATATCGTATTACCTAGTAGTAATGAACATCCTCATATGGATGATTCTCCTCGTCCTAGTGCTGTTGACCTTCTTCCCAAGGCCTGGCGTGGGTCGTTTCAAGACTTTCGTTCTGGAAGCCCACCCGTATTCGGGGCTGGACCCCCACGAATGGAAGTTGTTCCTGACTGAATTGAATGCTTTTGACGCCGACCCGAGCAAGACGGTGCACCTCTACGCAGCCATAGACCACTTGCGCAACCTCGGGCTCATGAATACAAACTACACGGAAGCAATCAACGAAATCTCCGACCGTCTAGGATACGAAGGAGAGTTGGTCGCCAAAGTCAAGACGCCAAAGTACTTAAACGATATAATCTCTAAAGCACCATTAGATGACTTCCGTGTCGGAGCAGCCATCGGTCGTGGATTCCCAGACCCCCGTTCTCACGGGCAATAGGACGCGTTCAGGGCGCGTGTCCAAGCCCCCAGTTCGCTACGAGCCAGTTGAAAAGGTTGAGGACGACTACGCCAGCGACGAGTACGACGAGATTGAGTCCGAGGTGGGTTCAGGCGTTGCCTACAGCGATTCGGAGCTCGAGGGTGAGGACGAGGACGACGATTCGGAGATGGATGACTTTATTGTTCAAGATAAAAGCGAGAGTGACGAGGATGATAATGGAGACGCAGGAAGAGGACCAGCAGCAGCAGGACCAAAACGTCCAACCGTGGCTCCAGTACGCAAGTCCGCCGCCAAAAAGTAGCCGGATCGAGGAGCTCGCTCAGAATCCTCTCGCAATTCTCGCAATTGGCATTATCATCGGCGTCGTTCTCATGACCATGCGCCCCATCGTTATACAGACGGCAAAAGGCGCCTAAGTTATAAAATACAAAGGAGCGTGTCCGCTCGGGGAGTCATTCCCCACAAAATCTCCAAGAGACCCCGTCTTTTTAGAATACACATCCTCTTGAAGGAACCCGACCCAAGCACCCTCGCGGCGCTGACTGTCCACTTCCTTAAAGAAATCCGCATCATAGTACGGCGGACGTGCCGCTGAAGACTCCCACGAAGGGGGCTTCAGCATGGGAATAACCTGATAGGCCTTTGCGATCAACCAAAGGACCATAAGGAGCGCGATGATTGTGAGAATCATCGCCATTTATTTATACGTGTGATTTTTACTCGAGAGTCTTGGTCTCGATAACATTGCCGTCGGCGTCGACAAACTCAGCCAGGCTGGGGTTCGCCGCCTTGCGCCGCGCAATCTCCGCGCACACCTCGTCGTCCGCCATCTTCACGAGCTCCTCGATGGCGCGGTCAGGCCACTCCACCTGGAGACGCTCGAGAATCTCCGCAGGGTGGGGAATAGGGGGCACGTCCGGCTTGGTGTAGTACTTGCTGTTCTCGTCCGACGGGTCGATGTACGGAGTGTCCGAGCCCTCGAGAGGCTTGGCCGTCATGTCACGCTTGCGCTTCTCGAACATCGCCGCCGCCTCGGACTGATTCTTGCGATACTTGACCATAATCTCCTCCAGCTTGTCGTTGGCATAGTGCGTGTCGTCAATCTGGTCACGGTCCGGGGGAATCAAGAGCCACTTGTACATGTCAACGACGTAAATGTCCACCAGACCATCCTCCTTCTGAAGGCGCTTGGCGTGATTGGCCGCGTCGTCACGAGTCGCAAAGCACCCACGAATCTTCATACCAAGCTTCTCATTCTTCTGGGGGAGGTCCGGACCAACGAAAGAAATGCACGCAAAAACCTGTCCTGGGACTGTGATGTAATCAGCCTCGAGAGAGCCCATATAAAAGTAAAGGCTCCTTCTTTTTTAAGCGAATGGACGCGGTTCGCAAACTCCACAATCAAATGAAACGAAATCTCATCCTCAAGTGGGTCACGCCTGGTGCGTTCGTCCTCGACTGTGGATGTGGCCGAGGCGGCGACTGGCACAAATGGAAGGCGATCTGTGCACGTGTCGCGGCGACCGACCCCGACCCCGAGTCGCTCAAGGAGGCCGAGTCCCGCGCGCTCGATCTGGATTTCGGCGTGTGGTTTCTCGGCCCCGGGGACATTCGCACAGCCGCCTCATCCGGCCCCTTTGACGTCGTCTGTTACAACTTTTCACTTCACTACATTTTTGAAAATGAAATCATTTTGAAAGAATCTCTCGACGCCCTGACCAAAGCGGTCCGACCAGGTGGCTTGCTCATGGGCGTCGTGCCGGAAAGGGCACGGGCCGAGTCCCTCACGGCGGGTGGGAAGTTTCAGGACGCCCTGGGAAACACGCTCGAAATCACGGGGGACCAACTCCTCGTTCGACTCGTCGACGGGCCGTTCTATGCAGATGGCCCACGGGCCGAACCGCTCTTGGACGCGGGACGACTCATCGACCAACTCAAGGAGCGCGGGTTTCGCATGCTCGTCTGGGAACCCATGCTTCCACAGCCCAACCGACTCGTGTCGGATTTATATTCCAACTTTGTTTTCAAAAAAATCTAAGACTAGAACAGGATGCTGTGGCTCGTGGGACTCGTTCTCATCACGGTCATTATACTTTTGAACCGTCCACCAGACTTGTTTGTTCAGGTGCGTCATAGATACGACCAACTTCTCAAAACGCTCGAGAACGACCCGGACCTCGACCCGAGATGGGAACCCGTGAAGAAGCGCGTGATTCTCACGGGCATGTGCAAATGGGACAAGTCAAACGGGGCCATAGCCTACAACGTCAACAAGGGGTACGAGGTGTACATATGCCTCGACGGGTCCGACAAACTCTCAGACGAGACGCGAATCAATACAGCCATGCATGTGCTTATTCACGAACTGGCCCATTCGACAGTTCGGGAGTATGAACATTCAGATTCATTTTGGAAAAATTTCAAAGATTTTAAAAAGTATTGTGAAAAGGCGGGCCTTTACACACCCGGTGACGTCGGGCCGTTTTGCGGGGAGAAGATACGACCCTAGTTCAAGAACCGGTGAGCGAGGAAAAACACGATGGCGGCCAGGATCGCCGTCAGACCCATGGCGCTCATAGATCCCGTCTCGACGCTCGGGAAAAACTGACCCACGCGCTCCTGCACGGGCTTGGACGTTGCCACGACCGCCGCCA